CGAGCGCACCGTGTGCGCGGGGGTGTACGTGTAGGGCGAGCCGACCGTGTAGTTCTCGGTGGCGTTGAAGATCGTCGACGGAGGGATGCCGCCGCCATAGATTTGCTTGCCCTTCCAGACGCGCGGAATGCCAGTGATGACGCCCGCGCAAACCCCCATCATCACGCTCGCTTTGTAGTCGTAGGTCGTGTTTTGGGTCTTGACGCCGCCGCCCTTGCCACCCGACCCGTTCGATGTGGTGATCGGGATCGCCTTGAAGCCGCCATACCAGACGAGGTTGCCCGGCACGCGTGTGAGCCCGTAGAGCAGCGGGATCGTCACGCCATAGGCACTCGACTGAAGCTGGAGGGCTTCGATCTTCGTGGCGCTGGTGGAGATCGTCTTACCGCCCATCGAACATGCTCCAGTAGCGAACCTCGCGGCCCGCGAGTGGCGCTTCACCTTGCCGCGTGAACGTCACCCCGAGGCCGATGTATGCGTGCACAAGGCTGCCCTGCTCGTCGACGATGACCGCCCCGTGCGAGAAGCACCGCCCGAACCTGAAGAGCGCGATGTCGCCCATCTGCGGGTCGTCAACCCGACGCGCGCCGGCCGCGGTCAGCCACTGCTCATAGAGTTCTTCCGAGCGGTGGAGATGGAATCGCGGCGGGTAGGGGCGCGGATCGAACGTCGGGTCGCCGAGCCCGCAGTTGGCGTAGACGCGCACGAGCAGCATCGCGCAGTCGACGCCGACGCCGCGAACGTCAGCGCATTCGTGATACGGCGTTCCCAACCACGACTCCGCTTCGGCGGCAACATAGGCACGCGCCATCGAGGGCACTGCGAGAGCGTGTGATTCGGCGACTTGCAGAGCGGACATAGCTCGAACGTTACGTCACCGTGATGGGTGGCGGAATGTACGGCTCCGCGCGGAAATTGCCGAGGTTGTTGAACTTGCTCTGGCACGTCGCGTTCGTCTTGTCGCAGCCGGGGACGATGGTGAAAGTGTCCCCGCTATGGATGACGAAGGGGAAGGGGTAGACCACCTCGACGGATGTCGAATGCAGGAACGTCTTCACGGTCCGGGTCAGCCCGTTGCAGGCACCAGACGTCATGGTGATGACGCCTTGCTCGAAGTAGCCGTTAGCCTGTGTGAGCCCCGTGGTCGGCAGCACCGTGCGCGCGGCGTTGATGTCGCCGCTGGCCGAACCGGAGACTTGGAAGCTCGCGCGCGAGAGAGCGCATTGCTTGTCGTACAACGTGTTGCGGCAGGTCGGCTGGTAGACGTCTCGCGGGATCAGCACGTCAAGCAACGTGACGTCGCTGTCGATACGCAGCGTCTGCTCGTGCCGGCCACCCTTGATGTCACTTAGGCGCCCGGAGAACTCGATCGTCGTGCCTTGGAAGGCGCCAGACGCATCCATGAACAGCCGCTCGTGCACGAGCCGTGCTCCGACGAAGCCGCCGCCCATGATGAACTGCATGAGGGGCACGCTCCCCACGAGCGTCGTGCCGTCGTCCGACATCGTCATGTCGAGCGAGTCGACGGTCATGCCGACAGCGACCTTGATCTGCTGGCGGTTGATGACCGGACCCACCGCGAACAGATTGCCGTTGACCGTGCGTGGAATGCTGTCGCTCGTGTACCGCAGCACCGTGCCGGCCACGGTGGTGAACGTGAAGAGATCGGCGAAGGGCGTCTGGTGGTCGTAGCCCGTCGTCGCCATGTTCGCGAGGAACGTGGCGAGATTGCCGGCGCTCGGTTCCCACGAGGGAGTCTTCACGCTCCGTTTTCCTTCACCAGCACGTAGCGTGTGGACGTGAGGTATAGGTCCCCCGTGGCGCCCGCGAGGTAGGTCGGATGATCGAGATCGATCGTGCGTGCGAGCGTGTCTTCGAGCGGATTGCACACGCCGGGAACCTTCTGGTCATACACCTCGATACGAACCTTCCATGTGCTCAGGTCGGCATTCTCGACACGGATCGCTTTGGTCATGACTGCTCCTAGGGTTTGAGGGTGATCAGGTTGCATTGCTTCAACTCCCACAACTTGCTCATGAACTGGTTGAACGTGAGCGAGTCGTCGCCGAAGCGGCAGCGCCAATAGTACGTGCCTGTCCACGTGAGCGAGTGGCCCGTGACCGGCGCCGAGGTGAAAGTCACGAGACCCGTGGTCGAAATGTTGTAGTCGGTGCCCGCAGTCTTCGTCGTGCCGTTGTCCTTGATGACCGGCACGCTGTTCGTGTCGTACACGGGCTCCGATGCGCCGCCGAGCGTACGCACCAGTTGGAACGACTTGGTCGACCCGTCACCCACGCCGATCGACTGGTTGGTGACGGAGTTGTCATCTGGGTCGTTGAAGAGGAACGAGTCGAACGCCCCCGACCGGGCGTTGTAGAAGCCGAGCAGCGTGCGGAAGCCATCGGTCCACGAGCCGTTGTCGGAGAGAAGATCGAACCCGAGCGTGTACGTGTATCGCGGGCCGTTCGGCATCAGTCGACCACGGTACTCGCGTCCGCTCGCCGATTCCTTGACGACCGTCTTGTGCGTCGGCACGCGCTTGATGTCGAACGTCAGCCCCGGCAGGCTCGGGAAGACAGCGTTAGACATGAACATGCCTCCACGTGCGGCCGGATCGTGCCAATCGGACTGCCTTGGCTGAACAGCCCAGCTTAGCGGCGAGTGCCCCGCTACTTGCCGACGAACGACGGATCAACCGAACTGTTCGATCGGTGAGCTTAGCGTTATACCGTCGCTCCCCGTAGTTGTGTCGGCCCTTGGCAATCATGTCGCGCATATTGACGGTGTGCGTGCCGAGAAAGAGGTGGCGCACGTTCACGCAGGCCGGGTTGTCGCAACGATGAAGAACGAACCGTCCTTCTGGAATCGGCCCTTTCGCAAGCTCCCATGCGGCGCGATGCGAGAGGATGCGTCGTCCGGTAGTCCAAGTGAAGAGCCCGTACCCGGACGGCAGTCGATACGCGCACCACTCGATGCAACCGCTAGTGCACCGACGCGTCTGCGCGAAGAATCTGTTCGAGCGAGTCATGCGGTCGCCCCACGCAGCTTGAAGTCGCGGTTGGCGCGCTTCAGATGCTTGACCAGCGTGTCGCCCTGCGGTCCCTTCAGGAACGTCTCGAACGACTTCGCATCGAGCGCGTGGAGGTGAATGTCGCCCCCGCCTCCCCCGCCTCCAGCGATCATGTTGCGCAGCCCCTGCGCCTCTTCACGCGGGATCACCATCTCTTCCTTGTGGACCTGCGCGAGTGTATCGGTCGGAATCTTCCAGTAGCCCTTCTCGGCGGTCGGCAGGTAGCCCAGTGCGAGCCCGTACGTCGACGCACCGACCTCCGGCGCCAGCGCCCAACCGTACAGCGGGATCGCGGCCACGCTTGCCATCGCTGCGGTCGCGGCGATCGACGCATTCGTCGTCACCTCGGCTACGCCTGCAGTCTTGGAAGCCGCGGTCGTGAGCCCGATGCCTTCGATGAACTTGGTGATCATCAGGTCAATCGCGCTGAAGATCGGCTTCATCAACGAGTCGATCAGGCTGCCGCCAGCGGTGCCGGAGCCGAACAGCCGCTCGACGAAGCGCTTGGCGATCAGGTCTTCGAAGACCGACGCGACCTGCAAGCCGAACGCGCGGAACGCATCGCCGAGCGACTTGGTGCGCTGCATCAGCGTCGTGAGGAGTGACGTGAACGCGCCACCGAAACCAGTCTGGAAGCCCGTGAGCAACTTCTGCCGGTCCTGCTCGGCCTTGTACTCGATGTCCGTGAGGTTCTGTTGGTGCTCGCGTTCGGCAGCCTCGCGATCGGCGCGAAGCTGCGCGGCCAGCTTGTCGTCGTTGTGAACGAGCGCTTCCTGCGCATCGAGCGCACGTTTCTTGATTTCGTAGCGCTCGTTCTCCAGCCGGGTCTCTTCGCTCAGTTCGTCTTGAATCGAGACTTGCAAGAGCGCGACGCGCTGCTGTAGGAACGCCTTTTGCGCGTTGAGTTGATCGGTGTCTTTGCTCTCGCTCGCCTTGGCCTTGATCGTATTGAGCGCGTCCTGCTCGGCTTGATTCGCATCGAACTGGGCGCGCGTATTGGCGCGCACGATCTCGGTCCGCTGCGCCTTCAGGACGTTGATCTGGCCGGCAACCTTGGCTTGCTCGGTTTCGAGGTGAAGAATCTGTTCCTGAGCGTTCTTCTGTCCAGCCGCCTTGGCCTTCTGCGCCTCGATGTCGTTGTAGGTCTTCTGGAGCGAGTCGATCTCTTGCTGATTCTGGCGAAGCTCGATCTCGTTCTTCTTCGCGTAGTACTGGTCGATCGTGGTGAACTTGGACTTGTATAGGTCCTCAGTTGCCGCGAGTTCTTCCTTGTCGTATTCCTTCTCCAGCGCGAGCGCCGCTTCGTTCTGGGCCTTCAGCAACGCGGCCTGCGCGCCGGCAAGGTTACCTTGCTTGAACGTCTTGGCGTGACCGGTTCCCGAGATCGGGGTTGCCGGTCGGCGGCGACCCTCCGAGCCCCAACTGGAGTTCTCGTCCTTTTCACCCGCGATGTTCTTCGCAAAGCTCGCGTCGATCTTGCCCGCAGCCTTGCCCATCTCCTCCGCGCCCTTCCTCGCGATCTCGACGGAACGCTTGACGCCTTCCTTCCACGCTGAGGTCATCAACGCGACCTTCTGGTCCCACGGCGCGTAGAGGAACGCATTGAGGACGGCCGACAACGTCTGCACGACGTTGATGATCTCCAAGATGCCGGTCTTCAATGCTGCGAACCAGAAGACCATCGATTGGATGACCGTCGTGGCAACGAAGCCGATGATGGCGAGCACGTTCTTGAAGAACTGGAGCCCCGTCATCTCTGCCGAGCCGGCCGAGAAGATGTTGACGAGGACCTTGCCGAAGTCCTCCAACGCCTCGTGTAGCTCGACGAGTGCGTCCTTCAGATCGTCCAGGATTTCAAGGAACGTGGTGATCGCCGCGCCCGCACCGTCGACGATGTCGGGACCGAGCGACACAAACTTCTCGCCAAGCTCGATCAGCCGCGGCATCACCGCTTCGGCGATGACCTTCTCGACGCCGGTCATCACCAACTGCACGCGCTCGACCGCGTCGCTGTAGCGGTCCTTCAAGTCGATCGACGTCTGCGTGAGGACGAGACCCAATCGCTCTTGCAGATCGGCGATCTCGCCGAGGTCGACCTTCATGGCGCGCATGAACGGTTCGATGTCACGCGCGTTGCGACCGAGCAGTTGCAGAGCGACCGTGTTGCGATCGGAACCCGCTCGCATGCCTTCGAGCGTGGTGATCACGTTGCGGAAGATCACGTCCGCATCGAGCAGATTGTTCTTGGCGTCGCGCGTCTTCACGCCATACGCGTCGAACATCTCCGCGTTGCTCTGCAACCGAAGCTCCATGCGCAGGAGCGTTTGACCGTAGGCGTCAGCCGACGTGTCCGATTGCTTGAGCGCCTGCGCGAGCGCTTGCGCGTCGTCGGCAGCAAGGCCCGTCTGGTACATGAAGCGACGGGTGGAGTCGACCAACTCCTCGAAATGCCCGATCGCCTCCTTGAACGCTTCGCCGCCAGCCAACGTGGCCGTGAACGCCGCGAACGCTTCGCCGACGTACTTGAAGGCCTGCGTGAGTTCGCCAGCCTTGCCGACGATCTCCTTCATCTGATTGAGAAGATCGGACGCCGAGGCTCCAAACTCGACTTTTACGTCTTCGGTTCCGTCAGCCATTCCGGCTTGCTCCCAGTCACGAACCCCAAGCCCGCGAGCGAACTTTGAATTTCATGGAAGTCTTGCTTGTCCTTCTTCTCTTCGCTGGTCGTCTTGCCGCCTAGAGCGTGAACGATTGCGGACACGCTCATGGAGAGTGGCGGCACGCGCTGCCAGCGCTTGAAGACCGCATCAACCATCGGGAGCGTGACTTCATTGTCCACATGCTCCCATGTCCAGCCGAAGGCGTCGATCAGGGCGACGTAGAGGTCGTTCCAGTCGACGCCGGTAGCTCCCCCGGCGCCACGCCCTCACCGGGCGGCACTCGCTTGAATCCGCTGACCTCCAAGACCGAGTTGAGCACGTCTTGAAAGTTCGAGAGGTCGATCATCTCCTCGACGTCTTTGACCTTGAGGTCCGGATAGTTGCGCGCGAGGGCCGCGTGAATGATCTTGAAGACGACCCCCATCTGCTCGGCCGAGGGGATACCCCGGATCGACGCGAGCTTGGGAACCTCCGCTTGAAGCTCTTGGATGGCGAGAAGAGCCAAGGCCGGGACCTTGTACTCCTCGTCGCCAATCCGAACCCACTTGCCCCCGCGCGACCGGGCCGGCTCGACTCGCTTGACGTCGTCCACGTTACTCGTCCAGCGACAGCGTGCCGAGCGTGTTCGAAGAGTCCGAGAACGCTTCGAAATCGAACTCCGGCACGATGAAGTCTTCGAGCTTCGTCGCGAGCGAGAGTTTGGCACTCATGCACGCGTTGAGGACCATCGTCAGTTGCTTGCTGCTGAACGTCTCGGTGAGCACCGCCAAGAACTGCGGGCTCGCGCCGAGCAGTTGGTTGGTCATGGTGATCTTCTTGCCGTTCGACGCGTCGCTGTACGTGTACGACACCGCCATCGCGATGTTGTTCTGCGACGAGTTGAACTGGTACTGGCCGTTCGACTCGTTGACCGTGTACTGCGCACCGGTCGGCGTTGCGGCCACACGCGTGAGCACCGCGCCGTTCGACGAGTAGACGACGCCCATGTCTTGCAGGAAGGACGCGTTGTTCGTCACGTTGATGACGTTCGACGAGACCGTCTGCGCTTCGGCAACCGCCGTCCTGGTCTCGCCCGTCGTCGGGTTGTTGAGCCCGAAGAAGAGGTCGTTGAACGCCTGCGCATTGAACTGCGCGAACTTGGCCTTGCCGGTGATCTTGGCCGTGCCACGCCCAATCGCGATCGGGTACTGGTACTGGCCGTAGAGTTCCTTCGTGGTGAAGCTGATGTCGATCGACACCTCCTGCAATCCGCCGAAGCGGACCGGTGTCGGGTTGGCATTCGTCAGGCTGCGCCCATAGAGGACGCCGGAACCGAAGGCGTATTGCATGATCTCCCTCCCTGTTTTAGATCGAGACGAGGATCGTCAGTGGAACGATGGCGACTTCCTCGTCTCCCATGTCGCCTTGAAAGACCTGAATCGATCCCTCGATCGCAGCGTGCGATACGAGGCCCCCGAGAGTGGCAGTATTGCTCGAAACGTCATCGACCTCCACAGCCGCCGTGATCGAGTCAAGCAACGGATTGAGAATTTGGGACGGAATGACGCTCGCGTCTTGCTGTGCATTCGTGCGCACGTACACGAGGAGTTCGATCTGGAACTTCCACAGCGTGGGCATGCCCTTGCGGTAGACTGCCTCTTCGCTCTTCTGACGCTGGAGCAGGGCGGGGCTTTCCTCGCCGGGCACAGCGTCCCAGTGCTTCGCATCCCGCGTGGCCGTCTTGAACGCCGGCTGGCCCCCGACCGTCAGGTTGCTCCAGAACTCGAACAGCCGTTCGTAGATCACCTCGCGGTTGAGCTTTTGGCCGATCAGGTTCTGATGAACGTTGGCGTCCGTGGCGTCGGTCGCCGAGCCGCCCTCAGCGACGGTATCGAGCAGGGACGTAGGGTGGGTGTTATCGAGCGCCGCCCCCGTTTCGGCTGCCGCTGCCGCAAAGACCACGACGGCTGAGACCTGCTCGCCCGCGCTGGCCGCTTCCGGCACCGAGATTGGCCCTAGAACGGTCGCATCAGGCGTATCGACGGCTGAGGCTACCTCTGCCCTCGCCGCGGTCGTCTGAACGACTGCGGAGGCTGTATCGGCCCCGACGCCGCCTTCGTTGAGGGGCGAGAAGGTGATCAGCAACGCCGAGGGCGAGTCGACCGCCGAGATGGCTTCCTGCGCCGACGCGGCAGCGATCAGGATCGCGCTGGCCTGCTCGGCTGCTGCTACCGCTTCGCTCTCGGTCGCGGTTCCCGAGACCGGTGCCTCCGCTTGACGCCACAGGATGCCGGGGTTGCGCCCGCGCAGGCTCCATTGGGTGATACGGCCGAGGTTGTCCTGATAGTCGACCGCGTTAACCGCCTCGACCACGATCGCCGGAGTGGTGAGTGTGGCTGAAGGGGCGTCGCTGGCGGCGCCGCTCTCCGAGGCTACGGCGCCACTGGTCGACGACTGGCCGTAGAACTTCGGCCCCCAGAGGATGCCGTGTTGCCGGCCACGCTCCCGCACCTGTGCGGCCGGCGGGAAGCCGACGTAGTGCGTATCGACCGCGGATGCGATCTCCGACACCGCCGCCGCCGTGACGACGCCCGCACTGGGCGTGTCGACGGCGTTGCCCGCCTCCGCGACGCTCAGGATCGAGAGTCCGGTGACGAACCCTCGCCAGATGATCTGGGTATGGCGGCGGTGAAGGCGGATCATGGATCGAGCGTGAACGTGATCAGCATGTCATCGCAGCCCGAAGCGGTGCCACGCAACGTGACCACCGTGCCGTTCATGTCGGCGCCGGGCAGGTCCGTCTTGTAAACGCCGTTGCTGACTTCGGTCACGCTGCCGAGCGTGCCGGCGCCGAACGCACCGCCATCGATCGAGCGCGTGAGCGACACCGTCTTGCCCGTGACCGGCGCGTGCGACGTGCTGTCGGTCATCACGAACTCGAACGCGTTGAGCGCTTGGCCTTTCTTCGACGCCGTCTGAATCTTGACGCTGTTGGTGTTGTCGACCGTGGGTAGGCCACCGTTGGCCCCCGCGTTGGCGTTCGGCAGCGCCGACATGCCGCCGCGCACGGCGTCTTGGTTGTCCCAACCGGTAAGCTCGATCTCCAGCGGCAGCGGCGCCATGTTCGTCGCGCCCTTGAGGTGCACGTCGACGAACGAGCCCGACGCGAGCGCGGCGTCCGGCAGGTCGAGCCGATACCAACCCGGCGCGTTGGTCGCGTCGATTTCCTTGAACCCGCCGCTGGAGTACGCCGACGTCACCGCCGCCAGCGTTGCGAGCGTGATCTGCACCGCCGCCGCGCGCGGCAGCATGTAGTACGCCGTGAGCCCCGAGGTGTTGTAGACCAACCCCGTCAATCCCGCACCCGTCGAACTCGACGAGTCTTGGATGAAGACGTTGACCGATTGCGAGGTCGAGCCGACCTTCCGTGAGAGTTTCATGGTGCTACCTCACCGTAGTTGGATGGGACGATGATTCCGCGGAGTCGCTTCCACGCGGTTCGCTGAAGTGGGTTCTGGAAGAACTTGCCGCCCACACCGAGACCGGAGAGCGCGCCGCCAAACACCGTGCGGAAGAACCCGCCGCCGGAGCTATAGGTCACGGACAACTTGGGCCGGTTGCCGTTCGTGCCGTCGGCAGATTGCGGGCGCTTGTAGTCCTGCGCGTTCGTGCCGTCCGTGCACTCCATCAACCAGCCATAGTTATTGAGCGTGCCATTAATCCACCCTTGCACGTCGGCAATCATGCCGGCCGAACCTGTGAGGTCGTAGTAGACCCCGTTGGAGCTTGGCGACCAGTTCGGGAAGGACCCCGATGCGGGAGTCGCGCGATCGTTGCCGTCCGACTGCGCACCAGCGGTCGTCCAGTTGTTCGTGCCGTCGTACGTGTTCCACGTGGCCGAGTTTGTCCAGTTGCGCAGCATCCGACGCAGGTTCAGCGTGCAATTCCAAAGCGACGGGTTCTCTTGGTACAAATAGAGACTCAGCGTGACTGCCGATACCGTGACCGGTCCTGTGATGTTGGACAGGCCGGTGAACTTCAGAAGACCAACGCCGGGGTACGCGGACCCCATGTTGTCCATCTCGATCCCGATGTCCGAACTGTTCGGCGAAGTGGGCGAGAACGAGTTGAGGTTGGTATCCACCGTGCCGGAGTAGTCGCCTCCGGCGGTGTTGTTGGTGATGATCTTCGTGGTCATGATCGTTCCTCAAGGCTTGTAGAGATCGCAGCGCGCCCCAGAAACGGTCGTTGACACGGCCATCATCACACCGTACTCAGGGAGAGCAACGACTGTGGAAAAGAGGACGTTGTCTGCCCCACCACGAGGCGGGTTAACGCCGGCCGGAAGATTCCCGAGGTTCGTGTACACGCCCGCACTCGTAAGCTCGAACAGACGACCATCAACGGTCATGGTCAAAAACGAATTGGGCTTTGTCGGGTGCTCGCACAGCGTGCCGTCACGAATGCTCAAAGCAAGCGGGCTCGGCAAGTTGCCTAATGTCGTGAGGCCACGGCTCGAATCGAATCGACGCGGGAAAATACCGGGATTGTTTGCTGCGCCCATCAACGCGACGTTGCCGCGTCGGTTGTATGCCGCGACACCGTCATAACCCGGAGCATCCCCGCCGAACGCATGCTGATAGAGCGTCCACGTGCCAAGACCCACGTCATAGACGTTTAGGTCGCCCACGTCCATCGCCCATGCGCAGATCGCGCCTTTCCCGCCAGTAACGCCACTGAGCGCCCCTGTCCAGAAGAAGATTTCCGGACCGAGATTTGGCTTGCTCGGCATGTTCGACCAATTCAGGTTCCACGTCTGCGTGGCAAAGGTGAACTTGGCGACTGCCGTGTTGTTGTAACGAGCAAAGTAGATATCGCCCGTATTCGGATCGCAGCAAATGCTGTCGAGCCCGTGCCCCGAGGTGTCCCCGAGATCACCAAAGTGCGTAACCGTCGTCCACGTGTTTGTCTTCAAATCGAGATACACGTGACGTAGCCCATTCGCACCCCCGTGGTATTGACCGATGAAGTGCACGCGCTGGTGCAAAGGGTCCCACGCCATACGATTCGAATCAGCGCCGATGCCGCCGATCCCCGCAGACCCAAGCATCAGCCACATGCCGCTCGTAGCCGTGATCGGCGACGTGACCATGTTCGTCGTCGATAGCTGCGCCCACGAATTGGACGCCATCCCCGCGACCGTTTGCCCGAGCGTCGTGCCGGCCGCAGGCGGCGGAATCCACTGGTTCGAGAAGATGGGCTGGTCGTACCATTGCTTCTGGTTTGCCGGTCCGCCAGTACGATTGGTCTCGTAAATCCAGAAGAGCACAGAGTCGAAGAACTGCGCATCAGTCTCGTACTCCATGTACTGGTTCGTGCGCTCGAAAATCCGCACATAGTTCGTCATGCCCGATACCCACGCGTCGATCGACAAATAGGCGTTGCTGCCCATCTGCGTTCCGGGGATGACGTGGAAGAGATACCAAGCCCATGAGTCACCGGGAATCCAGCAATTCGAGCGATCGTTCGAGCCGCCGATTGCTTGGTATGAGCAGTACCCCCCGCCCACGCCTTGCGTGTACTGACTCCCCGGCTGAAGGTTGAAGTCAGACGGCGGCACCGCACTCACCAACGGGTCGTACTGATTGGTCGGCCCCTTGCCTTGGTACATCTGCAAGACGCCCCGATAGTTGTCGTCATAGACGACAAGCTCTTGGAACGTGTATGACGACCGCATCAACGAAACGGACCAATGCTTGCGACCTTCGCCGCCCGTTCCGGCTTGACCCTCGCAATTGGTGCGGAAGGCAAGCTGAATGTAGAACTCCTGCCCCGGCCCGTGCTCGCCACCAGAGCCGTCCGTTTGCCAGTGAGCGATGTTCGGGTTGAACGGGCGCTGCCAATACGAGTTCAGGTTGCCGTTGGTCAACTGCTCCATTTCGAGGCAGCCGTTGCCCATGATCCCGAGACCGGGCGCGAGCCGCACGAACGAGCCCGGCGTGCCGGGGTTCGGAGCCACGTCCCACCCGCCCGGCCCGCCATTCACGCTCGTGCTGAAGCGATAGTTGTTGACGTCCGCGGCCTGCGTGAACAACTGCCCCCACCCACCCGAGACCGCGCCCATGCCGCTGCGGTAAAGCCAATCGGCAAGCAAGCTCAGGTTCGTGGTGTTCGTCGCCGCGCTGCTCGTGTCGGCAGCCGACCCACTCTCCGAAACAGAGGCGGGTCGGATCGCGACACTGGAAGGCGTGTCGAGCCCCGCGAAGGCTTCGACCACACTCGGGACTACCAGCCCCGGTCCGGCCGAAACCCCGCGCGCGACGCGCGGCCAGCGGAACTTCACGACGGGCTCAGACGCTCAGTTGCCACGACACGTTGACCGTGTCACCGCCGTTCACGATCTTGTCGCCACCCGAGAAGAGACCAGCCGAGAGCAGGATGCCCGACGTGCCGTCCTTCGTCGCGCTCGACGCCATGAACGCGCCCTTGATCGTGCCGCTGCCGGTGATCGAGAACGCGAGCGCTGACGAGAGCGACTTCACGCGCGCAGACGCTGCGGAGAAGGCAGCCGTCGGCCGTGCGGCCTGCGAGTAGGTCGGTGCGTTCGCGCCGCCCGCTTCCTTCCAGCCGTTCGAGCCGTTGATCTGCGCGGCGGTATCGCCCGCAGCAACCGCGCTGTAGCCGACGCTGGAGATCAGCCCAAGAAAGAACGCCGCGGTGTACGCCGACCCCGCGAGGTACTTGTCGAGCATGTCGTTACCACCTTGCGTGGTGACGAGGTTGTCGAACGTGTCACGCCACTTGAGCGTGCCGTCGGCTCCATAGCACTCGGCGACATAACGCCCTTCAGCGTGCGCGATCTCGGGGAGCATGCCCCCGGTAATGAGCGCCGCGGCGCACGCAGCCACGAGCGGAGCAGATTCCTTGTGCAGCATGTCCTTCTCCCCTGTCAAAGTTGACCTCGAACCGCAGCCCGGATGTCTTCAATGATCCGAGGCCCCCAGTCCCTCAATGTCGAGCGCAGGAACGAGCGCTCAGGCAAATTCATTTGGCGCGAATGAGCATGCACGGTGACTGTTCCAGCCGATCGTGACACGCGTGCGCGCGGGCGCACCGCCATCTGCTCAGGCGAGCGGCGTGTGTAACTTCTCACGTTCACGACGCCGCTGAACCCGTACTCGTGCGGGTGCGCGTAGACGACGTTCGTGCCGACGATCGCCATCACGCCATCCTCGTTCTCGACCACGCGCTGGTTGATCGAGCGGCGCAAGCGACCCGTACGCACGTGCAGCACCTGACCGCTCAGCTTGTGTTCCTTCACGGCGCCCTGCACTTGAATCGCGAGCTTCGCAACGACTCGGCGCAATTCGGGCTTGACGTTGTCCCACCGCTTGAAGCGCAAGCGCAGGTTGCCTTCGTCGTAGTTGACGAACCACGTGTCGCTCACGGAATCCACCTCCGGCGATACGCGTTGAGCAGCGCCTGCGTCGATTTGGTCATCGCGGCATCGCTGTAGCTGATCGTCTCGCCGGCCAGCGACTTCGAGTTGATGCCGAGGTTGTCGCGTTGCTTCAGGTCGAGCCCGACCATCTCGGCCGCAGCCTGCTCGATCGGAGGCGGGATGCCCACGTAGCTGATCGTGTAGGGCGCGCTCGCGTCGACCGCGGCGAACGTGAACGTCCCCGTCAACGGATCGAGTTGGTAGGTGCCGCTCACGCTTGGCGGCACCGAAACCTTCGTCGCCGGCAAGCCGTTGATGGTGACAGCCACGTCAACGACCGCGCGCGCGTCAACCGACACGACTTCGAAGGGACTGGCCGCGGGGACCGAGCCCGCGTCATTGAAGACGTACCCGCTCGACCACGACGCCTGCACGTTCGCATAGCCCTGCGGGAAACGCTGGCCGAGGTTCAGGTAGACCATCGAGTCGTCATACATGAACCCGGTGTTGCGCCCGGTAGGCTCGTACGGGATCGCCTGCGTCCCGCACAGCGTGATGCCGGTGACGGCAATGACGGGCGTCTCCGGCAACGGCAGACGAGAGGTGCCGGTGCCGTTGAGCATCTTCGTCGTCGAGGCCAGCTTGCCGAACGTGCGTCCGCAGTATCGATCGATCAGGCGGCACTCACGCGGGATCAATTGGCCGATCAGGACATCGATAGCGCCCGTCGACGTGATCGCGAGATACGTCTTGACTCTGTCGACGGTCGTGTAGTCCATGCGTCAGCGTTGCTTTTGCTTGGCCTTCTCGGCGCGCGCAGCCGCTTCCTGTTGCTCGACCATGAACTCGATCGGATCGACGCCCGAAGGGATCGCCACGAGCCCGTGCTGAACGAGTTCCGCGGCCTGTCGCTGCGGCACTTCGACGCACCGATTGACGTCGTCGACGGGCAGGATGAAGCCCTCGACCGAGACGTGCGCGCCCATGTGCGGTGGCACGTAGAGCTTGACCATCGAGGTTGCGAAAGGATTCATTGGAGGTTCCTTGTGTGGTTGTGGAAAAAGGCCCGGCACGATCTTGCGGAGCGTGCCGGGCAACTCCAACGACAACTGCTCGGTTGTCGCTCGCCTCGAACCGGATCAGCCGTTGGCGATGTTGGTGATGACCCCGACAGACGGCGGGAAGTAGTGCTGGAACACACCGTCTTCGTAGATGCCGTACTGGTACTTGCGGGTCGTTTGGGGCCACTCGATCTGGTAGTACTCCCGGCGCATCCGCATCTGGAACACGTTGGTGACGTTCGAGAGCGGGTACGGCAGGCGCGCGGTCGTGAAGAGGATCGTGCCCGGAGGCATGTTCGGGTGCAGCTTGATGTCGATCGTCTGAACACCGTTCATGCCGAACTTGTTCAGGTACGCCTTCACCATGATGCCGCCGCCGATCGCGCCCTGATCGACCGTGAAGACGAAACGCTGCGCGGCGTTTTGCCCCGAAGCGAGAATCTTCTTGCCGATGTTGGACATCTCCTGCGAGTTCAGCCACATCGTGTCGGGGCTCAAGCGGTAGTTGTCCCAGAACGATTGCAACGCCGCGTCGATCTCGACGATGCCACCCGCGCTATCACTCGTGAGCGGCGTGCCGGTGCCGGGCGTGCCGGTGGCTTGCACCTTCACGTAGGCGCCGAGCGACGTCTGCGACGCGAACGTGAGCAGCCCGTCGAACGCGAGCGAGTTCTTCGACAGGTCCGACGACGTCAGCCCTTGGAAGTTGCTGCCCGGCTTCGAGGAGTTGCCGCCCGCAGCCGCCGCGATCAGCACGCTGTTGATCGTGGTGATCGCGCCGAGCGTCAGGTTGCCGGAGTTCGCACCCCAGTACCACGCGTACGCCATCGCGCCGGACACAGCCGTCACGGACGCGGAGATCGTCGAGATGTTCGACGAAGCCGCAGCCGCGATGTTGGCCTGCACGGAAGGTTGCGCGCAGCCGCCGTTGATGGTGTCGCTCGTGCCGTCGGCGTTCGTGCGGACCGTGGACTGCACGATGCCGTTGGTGAGCGACGCTCCCAAGTAGCCTTCGAACGTGAGGGCCATGCAGCCCACGCCGTAGTTCTGGCCACCGATCAGCGCGCCACCCGTGTTCGCCGTCGTCAGCGAAGGCGTGGGCGTCGTGCCGAGTGCGAGGGACGTGTTGCCACCAAGGATGACCTTCTCTTCACCGATCATCACGGCGCGGAGCAGCCCTTCGACGGCGAGCGCCTTCACGTCCTCGAAGCCTTCGGCCGCGTAGTCCGCTTCGAACGTGACGTTGTCTTCGAGGCCGAGACCCTTGTACGCCGCGGTGTAGTCGGCAGTCGTCGTCGCCATCACGGCACCACGGTTGCCTTGCGAGACATACAGCGACGTGTTGCCGGTGTTGATGCCGGTGACCGCACGCCAGTTCGCTTGGATGCCACCCTTAGCCGGCACGCGCGGGATCATGTTGCGCAGCGGCGTGATGACTGGGTAGAGTTTCTTCGAAGGCGCTTCGAGGTCGTAGGCAGTGATGCCACTGACCGCGGACGCACTCTGCGTCCACGCCTTCGCAAGTTCCGTGTCGGCCTTGCTGAGCGAAGCCTTCAACAGTTCGAGTGTTTCCTTGGTGGTATCCGTTTGCATGGCGTCCTCCCTCAGAGTCGTGCCTGTTTGTTCGATCGATCGGTTAAGTTGATGGGCTGATCAAATGATCAGTGCGCTTTCTTCAGGTATTCGAACGGCGCCGTCAGGGGCACGCCGCCCACCGCATGCACGGCCTTGATCAGACCTGCGGCTTCGTGACTGTCGCCCGCGGAGTCCTTGACCGGGGCGGCGAGTTTCGCGAGCTTGTCGTCGGCTTCCGCAGCGATCACGTCTTGCGTCTTCGCCACGGGAACCGCACGCAGCCGTACCGTGGTCGGCGCCGGTTGCGCTTCGAGCTTGGCGATCTTCTCGGCCTGCTCGGCGATGACCTTCTGGAGCGGCGCCACTGCCGCTTCGATCATCTTGCGCAGCGGTTCGGTTTCGATCGCGAGCTTGTGGAGCTTCACGATCTCGACATCGGACTTGCGAAGCGAGTCGACGTCTTCCTTGAAGTACTCGCGCGCCTTGGCGACCTTCTCGGCCATCTCCATGTCGTCGTCCTTGACGCAGTCCTTCTTCGACACGTCGTCCTCGTCGCCATCGTTCGTCTCGGCCTTGGCCGTACCGTCGCCGTCGCCTTCGCCCTTGCTCTTGGAGGTGTCGACCGCGCCGCTCGGCTTGGTCTTGGCCTGCGCGGTGCTGCCGTTGTTGCCTTCGGCGCCAGCATTGACGTCAGGACTTGCGTCCTTCTTCAGCCCATCGGGCTGTTCCGCCTTGCCCCAGTCGTCGGGAATGGCGCTCTCCATGCCCATTGCCTTCGCACGTTCCTTGATGTGCGCCCTTGCAGCGACCGGATTCTTCGCCTTGCCCGCGAGACGGATTGCGTTGTGCAGGTCCTCCTCGTTCTTGATCGGGAAGCTGCCATCGGGCATCGCCGCCCCGGTCTTCGCCGCTTCGTCACGCTGTGCTTGCGAGAAGTCGCGCTTCTGAAGCACCTCGATGGCGTCCTTCATCGACATGCCCCGTGCCTTCAGCACACGGCAGAACTCGTCGACCTCTTCCGGCGTGCCCTGTACCGTCGCCTCTTCCGGCTCCGGCGTCTTGAACTCGACCTTCGCGAGCGTGCCGTCGGCCTTGCGGACCTCGAAGAACTTCGCGGTCGGGATGCACGGGCGATCGACCAACGACAACTCGTTCGGGATCGCCGTATAGCGCTTGACCTCGCGGCCATCCATCTTCTCGACGGACGTATCGCCGTAGGCGCCGCCGATCGAGAAGCCGGTGTAGACGCCCTGCATCACCTTGTCCCACTCGTTGTTGTCGACGACCTTCGCGCACACGAGCACGCGTTTGTTGCCGTCGTCGAATTGGATATCGGTGAGCTTGCCAGCCGCGACCTTGCCGTGCATCGCCCGCAGATTGCCGAGCGACTTGCCGCCGGTGTCGGCAGCGACCTCCTCGGACCACTTCTTGAAGTGCGGCTTGGACTTTTCGTAGTCCATGATCTCGTCGGCCTTGTCGACGGTCTCGCTGGCCGCTTCGCCGAAGACGAGGCGCTTCTCCTCGTCGACCTTGGTCAGTTGCGCGAAGAGAATCGGATTCATGGGTCTCCCTCGATCAGGCGGTCGCACCCGTGTCCGGACGCTTCCAGTTCAGCCCGTCGTACGTGACGATGAAGCCGAGCGTGGTGTCCATGTACTGGAGGCCAGGGTAGAGCCCGGTCGTGGGGCGCGAGGTCGTGGCGCCGACTTGTGCGTTTTGGTCCGCGCACACGGGAATCCAGCCGTTGGCCGACAGGATGCGCGCTTCGTGGACCTCCGCGTCGACGAACGGATTGGCCGTGCCGTCGTGCCTCGTGCCCGATGGCATCGTGATGACCGTGTTGTGCCGCACCACCGAGTTGTTCGGCGGGGGCAGCATGCGAACTTTCGCCATCGGTTCCTCCCTTGCGGCGGGTCACCGGTCGTTGCCGGCGCCTCACCAATTGGCGCGGAGTATGCCCGCGATCCACCCGAAAGCAAACGCCCGCTCACTCCGGTGGCATCTGCGTGTCGGTGTTCGTTGCCGCTGCAAGCGCGGCGACCGCCGCAGCGCTATCCCCAACCTCCGCGTCGCCGCCCGCGTTCGCCTCCGCCGTGACTGACGCCACCGCTGCCGGTGGGTCGGTCGCTTCGGCCATTGGCGTCATGCCCACCATCGTCGCCTCGACCTGATGTGTCGCGTTGCCGATAGTGAACACTCCGCTGACGGCGGTATAGATCGTGCCGTCCTTCGTGGTGAAAACCGCCGCGCCACCAACTGTGTTGAATCTCACGTCGCGCCTCCCTTTTTGCGTCGCTTGATCTCGCGCAAGCGCTGCGCGCGACCGGTGTTGCCGTACGCCGCGAGGCCACTCGTCGGGCTCGCGCTTGCGGTGAATTCCTTTGCAACCACAGCCGCGTCTTGCACAAGTCGATCGCGGAGGGCTTGAGCCCAGTCGACGCTTCGTACATTCGCGCGAGCAAGTCGACTGCGTAGTTGATCTCCAACGTCCTGTTTCCCGAAGTGATGACGGATGACCTCGGCCCCGATCAGCGAGCCCGAGTCGTCGAAGTCCGAGTAGCCCCGTTGCGAGAGCGCAGCGTGCAGGTCGGCCAGTGGTGTCGAGCCGACCAACCGCGCTGTGTACGCACCGCCCTTGGGGAACGAGTAGTTGACTGCCTCACGATCGACCTCGCGACCGACCGCACTGCCGGCCGCGTCCGTGGCCATCTCGCGGTTGAATCGCGAGTACTCACCGAACGGCTTGGTGACGCTGACCTCATACGCGTTGACGTGCGTGCCCGTGCCACCCACACCGCCGGGCTTCTCGATGTCCTCGACGCGCGCGAGATGCGAGGCGACCGCCGCTGCGTTGCCGGCGTTGCGGTTCTCCAGCGGCTCGCCTTGCCGACCGAACCGGTACACGATGAACTTCTCGCCGGGCTTCGGTCCCTCGCCGCCCGTGTCCTCGCCCCCGGTCCACTGGTTGCCGTGGAACTCGTGGCCCGGCACGTCGCCCTTCGCCATCGGCTCGGTCGTGTCGCCATCGAGCCATTCCTTCAACTCGTCGACGGTGAGTTCCGTGACCTCGCCCTGCGGCCAGTTCGCCGGGTAGTTATTGCGGTACGCGACCACGGCTGCACGCTGCGAGGTCCAGCCGATCATGACCTTGTGCTCGTCGAAGGACCCATCGGCGTTTATCTGGTCGATTACGTACACGGGGCCGTCGTAATCCTCGGGCGTGCCGGGCTTCAGAAACGCGTCGACCTGATCGCCGTCTGCACCGGTCGTCGCGCGGATATACCCGTAGTGCCCCGTGAGCGGCGCCCACTCGGATCGGCGATGCGAATGCTCGGGGTTCTCGATCGAGAAGTTGAGGCCGCGCATCGACCAGTGGCCCTTGGGGTAGTTGCCCGCGCGTGCTTGCGCTTCCGTCGGCGGCTTCTTCAGGTTGAGCGTCGACGTGGCCGCTTGATGCGCCGCATGATCGAGATCGAGCTTGGCCTTCAGCAACACCGGGACAGGCGTGGGCTTGATACGCGCCTTGATGATCGTGCCGAGCAGGCTTGTCATCACTTCACCAGCATGAGCGAGATGCCGTAGGCATCGATATTGCCGCTCACCGACCCCGTGAAATCGAAATTCAGGGTCGTCGTGCTACCGGCAGCAAAGTCGATCACGATCTCTTCAGCCTCCCACTGGTAGGTGTTGTTGCGTGTGTGGCTCAACGTGAGCGGCGACGCGCTGCTATCGGCCAAGCTGAGCGTGAGGATCGGGAACGTGCCGGTGTACGCGCCAATGCAGTAGACCTGCACCACAAGCCGATGCAGATTCGGATCGGCTACGATCGGCAAGCGCGCCTTGTCTGTTGCCGATCCGGTCGTGGCGAACTCCGCGCACAGGTCCGAGTAGGGCGACGACGGGTGCTGCGTGTTGTCGATCGTCTTACCAAACGTCGACGGGGTGAACGTGAACGACCCACTGCCCGGCCCGTTGCTGTTCTGCCGCGTGACCCCGGTGAGCGTCGCGGACCGCGGCAGACGTGTGCCGCCGACGAACTCGTAGTCCGCATGCCCGTTACTGGGCGCACCAAAGATCATGCCGTCGGTGTAGCCTTCGGACACGAAGTCGTGCGAACCGAGAGTCGAGCTTCGCGACACGAGCGTGATCTGCGGGCTCGCCGCTGCGCTGGTCGTTGCCGTATCGGTCTTCGACGAGGGACCTGTGCCCGCATCGTTGATGGCGCTCACTTGGGTCGTGTAGGTCGTGCTCGCGCTCAACCCCGTGATGGTGATGCTCGTTGCCGGCGAGGCGGTGTGACTAAACGTGCTCCACGTTGCACCGCCATTGGTGCTGTACTGCACGAGGTAGTCGGTAATCGGGTCGCCCGAGGTTGGCGCAGTCCATGACAGAGCGATGCTGCTCGACGTGACCGCGCCATGCGTGAGGTTCGTAGGCGCGTTGGCAAGTGTCGGGACGCCGAACGTCATATTGTTCATGCCGACCTGACCCGACCCCGAGAGCGAGTCGAGATCGACGAAGCGAATGGCGCATGTGCCTTCCGGCAGCGTCAGCGTGATCGGACCTACCTTGGTGAACGTGAAGATGTCGGCGGTCGGCGGCGCCGTGATCGAAGCGACCTGCAACGTGCCGTCAACATACACGGCGGCGTGCTTGTCCGAGCCGGTCGCGTTCGAGCATTCGAGGAAGCACGTGTACGTGCCCGCGTGCCCGGTCACAGCGACCGAGGCATATCCGTTCTCTGGGTAACGGCCGTGCCAGCCGACCGACTGGAAGCCGGTGTTGATCGTTGTGACCGCGGGCAGCGTCGCGAGCGGCTGATACGGTGGCGTCGACGTCTGCGCGTTGAAGTCCTTAACGGCTTGCCAGATTGGCGTGACGTTCGCAATGCGATCGGTGAAGCCGTAGACGTACCGGTCGGCCGCCCCTAGCTGTGCGCCCGTGGTGTCGCCGTTGTAGAAACAGAAGAACTCGCAGAGATACTTGCCGAGGTCGTTGAAGAATTGCAGCATCGCGGTGCCGACGATCGAGTCTTGCCGCGCGTTGTTCTTGTTGATCTTGTCATCCGTCGTGGCGTTGAGGTCCGCTGACTCGATGCCCCCCTCATAGAACGCGACCTTGATGCCGTACCACAGCGCGAGAGTCATCAGGCTGAAGTAGTTCACCTGATACATATTCACGAGTTGCCATTCGTACATGCCAGCGTATTGCGCTTCGGTGTACGCGGGCAGCGTGTTGTGGTCTCCCATGTCGTAGAGACCGTACGCTGCGTTGCCCACTGGCGGTCCGGCAAAACCGAACGTGCTGCAATTCATTCCCGCGTACGAAGCCATCCCGGCTGCGTAGATCGTGTCCTTGACGTGCGCGCCCGTGCCCGCGGTGCCAGACGTGGTGTAGTGCGCGTTGACGTACGCGTCCATCCACGCAAGCTCGAAGTTGAGCGCGCTGATCTGCTGGCCCATGTAGACCGGCTTGAAGCGCGTCATCGTCTTCGAGTTGCCGACGACAGTGCGCAGGTACATGCTCACGTCGCAGCAACGACGCACGCGCCATGCGAGCGAATTTGTCTCGTACTGCGGGTATGAGTTCAGTGTCGACGAGACGTCGGTCGACTCGATGTAGTAGCCGTCGACGCCCGATGGACCGTCGAGATGGTGCGTCGAGTCGTTGGGGTCGACACGATCGAAGTAGCCGTCCGGCCCCGGATCGTGGAACGTGATCGTACTGGTGTTCGCGGTCGTCGTCTTGCCGCTGACCTGCGATGTCGCGCCACCGAAGCTGGCACCCGTGAGCTTGATGTTCTCGCCAACCGTCAGCGGCGAGACATACGTCATCTCCAGCGTCGTGTAGTCCGAAGACCGATGGGCCGTGAGGAAGCCTTGGGGCTTCGAGCCAAGAACCGCCGAGGTCATGAACCACACGCCCGCATTCGTGAGCGTCAATGCGCCATCCGCACCCGTGCTGGCGAACGTCAGCGTGAGGTCATCTGCACGCGAGGTGATCTCGACACTGGTCTTGTCGGTGATGCCCCCGAACCCCGTGAGCATGACCTTCGAACCCGAGGTCAACCGGAAGCGACTGAGCGGTGAAGCTAGCGTGACCGTGACAACGTTCGACGTCCGGCTTGCGCTTGCAGCCGACCACGGTGAGTCGTAGCTGAACTTCGCACCTGTCGCCGCATGAAGCTCGGCGTTGGTCGAGTAGATCGCCACGTCGTGAACGTTGGTGTTGTAGTTGAACCATTCGTTGCCGTTCTCGACCGCCGCGAAGAGACCGCCCGTGAGGTTTGCGTCAACGTACGTGCAGAACCCCGAGACCCAGTCGTTCGTGGCGAAACCGGGCACGCACCACCAACCGTTCTTTCCAGCTTGGTTGCAGAGCGCGACCATCTGCTCGATCGAGATGTAGTCGTAATTCTTGAGACGCGAAGCCCACGTCGTGGTCGACAGATCGTTGTTCGTGGACTGGGCGTCCATGAACCGGAAGCCCGCGAAGTCCGCGTACTGCGTGATGAACTCGCTCTGCCAGACGTTACCGTTACCGACGTCGCTCGTGCGGCGCACATCGAGGTTCGTGATCCCTCCGCTCGCGCCCGTGACCCAGAAGATCGGAGCTTGGTTGCTGTAGGCCGGGTCGAACGTGAATGAGAACGACGTGACGTTCGTGCCGGAGTTGTAGGACGTGCTGAACGACGACGCGCCGTTACCCGTGTGCAGCGTCAGGGTGCCATGACCCGTGTAGGTGCCACTGCACGCGTAGGTGCCGACGTAGTTGGGGCCGACACGGATGCGGAATGCGAAGTCGGAGTCGGTCGGGTTGCCACTGGAATCAACGTTCGATGGCCCTGAGCCATCTTGCTTCATGAAAACGAAGATGCCGTCGCCGAACGAGTTCGCGCCGACGACAAGATTGATCGGCCCGTAGTTGGTGTTGTAGTACGTGTAGGCCGGAACGTTGATCCAGAGCTTCGTCTTGAGACCCGCAAGCGTCGTCGGAGACGTGACGGTTGCCGAGAGCGAGTCGATCAGCGCGCCACTCTCGCCGAGCGATGGGTTGGTGTAGACGACAGTGGCCGAGACTCCGTCTGCAAGAGCCCCCGCTTCGACTTGAAGCGCAGTCATCGGCGGTGTGACGCCCGAATCAAATCGCGCGCCAGCCTCACGCCAGCGCGTTGCGAGCCCTTGTGGAATCTTCGGCATGGATTTAACCTACGAATTCGGCGCGCATCCGCAGCGCGTAGCGCGACGTGCCGAGCCCACCCGACGTACTCGTCGAGTACTGGATCGTCTGTCCGGCCGCCACGAGGGCGGTGAAGGACGACGACACCTCGGCACCGAGGGAGTTGACGTTGAGCGCGCTCGTGCTTTGGGTGAGCGAGGCAGTGCCGTTGTTCGTGATGACGTTGCCCGTGACGGTGACGGCGTTGCCGGTGGCCGTGCACACGAGGTCCATGTGGATGCGCCACAACCCCGTGAACGGCACCGTGAGGTAGTTCGTCGCACCGATGGCGGCGCTCTGCGCCGTGAGGGCCACCGGAGTGAGCTTGTCGTCGATCTGGACTTCCGTCACGGCGCCGGAATTGCTGATGAGCGGGAGGTTCGTCTTGGGCTCCGACCATCCCTTTGTGCGCAGGCGGCTAACCGTCGCGCTTGCCTTCACCGCTAGTGGGGCGTTGACGCGGGTAGCGATGTTGAAATCCTCGACGCGCAGGTCGGCAACCACGGTCGTGTTCGACCCGTCGCCGACCTCGATCATATTGGCTGTGGTGCCGCTCGCCTGGACGAAACGCATCCCCTTCAGGGTGACCGAACCGAGCCCCTGTCCTATGAGAACCACGGCGGGAACGGTGGCGTTCACGCCGTTCTCGGTCGCCATGTCCTCGCAGATGATCTCGTCGTAGGTGCCACCAGAAGTGGCGATATTGCTCAGGTCATCGCCGATGTAGACCGCGCGGTCGGTGAATCCGCGCAGATGCCGCGCGCGCACCTTGGTGACGTTGCAGCCGGGAGCGCCCACCACCTTGACAAGCGCCTGCGCACAAAATGTCGAGATGATGTTCTCGAACAGGACGTTCGTCACGTCGCCGCAGTGATAGTCGCCGATCGCGTTGAAGTCGCACGCGGTGATGGCGCACATGTCGTCGCCAGTGCTCCCGAAGACGTTCGCGATCCGGATGTCGCGCGCAGGGCCGATGACGTGGATGCCGTCACGCACCCAACTGGGATCACGCTGAGGCACGTAAAAGGCGTGATTCGGATTAACCCCAAACCAGATGCCATCGAAGTTCACACTCGTGACGGCGCTCATGAGGATCGCGTACAGGTTCTTCTGCCCCGAAGGCTGCTGCGACAGGAACGAGAAGCCGCCGCCACTGAGCCCGTCGACGAACGCAAACCGCCAGCAGTGGTCCTTGTTACCGTTGGAACCCGAGCCGTTCGAGCCCTTGTTCCACACCCCGCCGAGGATGCGGATATTCACGTCCCGATACCAGCACTTCGCCGGGCTGAGCGGAATTTGGTTAAAGGGTGGGTACGTGTCGATCGGACACAGATTGCCGTTGAACGTGCTGCTGGCGACCGTGGCGATGAACTGCCCACTCGTGGCCGGGCTCGCGTTGTCATAGTTGCTGAACCCGTAACTCGTGTACTGCATTGGGAGTTGCAGCGACACACCCCACTTGGTGCCGCCAGCGGGTCCACCAAAGGCCGCGCTGACGGCCGCGTAGATCGGGTCGGAGTTGTTGGTCGTCGTGAAGTAGATGTTCTGACTGCCGCCTGTCGCGAGCTGTGATTGGTTGGTCGCCACCGGCCCATTCGCATAGGACCAGTTCGCCAGCATGAGCTTGGGCGTGGACGCCACCATGTTGATGACACTGCCAACGGCGTCGAGCGTCGTGTAGCTGCCGATCGCCAAGGTGTCGTTGATGCTCCAGACCCCAGGCACCAGCTTGACGATGTTTCCCGCCGCGGTCGGCCCGGTCTCCAGCAGGTTCGGGTAGTCGACGCGCGCCGCCGTGAGCGCGGCCTGAATCGCAGCCGTGTCCGTTGCACCCGTGTTGTCGCCAGAGGGCGACACGATGATCTGCGTGGCAGCGGCACCCAAACTGGGATTCTTCCCCGTGCCCGACTGTGTGATCTGAACCGAGCCACTGAAGCAATCGACTTGAAATTGGCCCGGCGCTTGTGCCACAAAACTCTGCGCGCCAATCTTGAGCGGCAACACGAGACCGGGTGCGAAGCCCATGCCTTCGAGGTATGTCAGCACGGCATTGCCGCTTGCAACGATGCTGACCTTCTCGCCTACACCAACCACGACCACTTGACTTTGGTTCGCGATTAATCCGTAGGTTTGCTGTGCGCTACTGCTCACGATTCTTCTCCCTCGCTTATGACGGGTACGACGTCGCAAATGCAGTTCTTCACTACGAAACCGCCCGAACTGTATATACTCGTGGCTGTCGACGCGTCGAACGCGTAACCTTCGAAGTGGTGAGCATGGGTGGCAACAACTCGGCAGCGATGAAAGCGCGATACGCCCGAATGACCCCCGAGGAACGCAAGGCAATCGCCTCGCACGCTTTCGAGGCCCGGCGTGGTGGGACCGATGCCGTCAACGTCCGAGAGGAACGTGCTCGAACGCGCGAACGGCTCGGTCTCGGTATCGGCCCGCATGAGAAGGTCTTTGCACGGCTTCTCGATGATGCCGGCGTCAAGTACCGGCAACAGACCGCGCTTGGGCCGTACAACATCGACTTCACCATAGACGAACTTTTCGTCGCCGTGGAAATAGTCTCGGGGTCCGGCAATGTTCGCGTAGCCGCAAATCGAAGCCAACGCACGAAACGCATCCTCGACACGCATCACTTGCTGGAGGTCCGGTTTCACAGCGGACGATCGAAGGCCATCACACGCGAGGTCGTACAGCAACTCGTCGCCTTCCTGAATTTCCTCCGCGCGAACAAACCCACGCGCCGTCAGCATTGGATGGTTCGGCCCGATGGTCACGTGCTTTGACTCGCAGAAAATCGTAATTGCGGGTCCCACGTACCACGCTCGCACCATCTGTTGAAGCTCACCGTAGCTAGCGAACGCTGAGCCCTCAAGCACCGCATTCGGATGTGCGGGCGGCAGGTCGATCCCCGGTACGAAGTCTTCGTCGACCCCCACCACGCCGGCATCGGCCGCATCATCGCACTCGTCCTCTTGCGGATGTGTATCACCGAGAATCCAGCGCTTGCCCGTGACGTTCACATCGGCCTGTTTCCAGCCCTCGACGTTGCCGGCGACGTGCGCGGCAGCAAGCTCGGTGCGCGCGATCGTCATCGCTCTGCTCTCACCGAACGCGTAGTAGTCATCGATCGCAATGGCGATCTCCTCGTCGCTGAGCCCTGCGGCCAGCGATTCGCCGAAGAAGTCTCGCAGGTCTTCGATCGTCGTGTCGGAGATGTCCGTGATCAGTTCCGCAGCGTGCGCTTGGATGTACGCGAGCGCAGCTTGGTCGATCTGGCTGGTGATGTCCTCTGTCGGCTGGCCTACGATCAGGTCGATGACCGAACGAATGCCGCCAGCCCGGTACGCCTCGATCATGTCGGGCGTGATCTCGTCGAGCAGGTCGCCGCTGAACGCGGTTGCGTCGAACTCGTTGAGAATCTGGTCGCGAACGATCTGGTCTTCAGGCGAGAGGTCGTCAGCCTTCTTCAGCCGGCGCCGCACAATCGCCTTCAACTCGTCGGCGTGCTTGCGCATCACGACATGGATGCGCGCCGCGAGCGCTTCGGCCTTCTTGTCGACGTAGACGCCCACGCGGGTTGGCCGGGCCTTGCGCCGCTTGGTCATCGAGCATCCGCACAGCCGCATCGTGCGGCCATAGCCGAGCGGCGTGCTCGCGACCCTCACGCTGCCTTCTCGAAGCGCTTCCCGTCGACGTTGACGGTGATGAACGTGTCACCCTTGCCGACCGGTCCAGCGGCCGGCTTGGCACCCTGCGGCCCTTTGCCGGGCTGCGGCACCTTCGGATTGGGTGGCGCACCGTCGAGCCCCGCCGTGGGCGGCAACGGCTCGGGAGGCGCCGGGAACCACTTCTCGCGTTCGTCGTCGGCCATCGGTTCGAGCCCACGATCCTCGCGCACCTCGTCGGGCGTGCGAATCTGGTTCTCGACGTCGCTCGCGTCGATCTTGGCCTGCACGTCGGGTGCGACCTTGGCCTGCACCTTGAACTTGAAGCGCAAGCCCTGCCCGTTCGGCAGGCGCTGGAGCAGTGAGGTCAGGTGCACTTCGAGGAACCGCAGGAGCGGCAGCAAGCCTTCTTCCTTTGCGGTCTCGGCCATCTGCTCGCCGCTCGCCCGGTTGACTTGTTTGATCAGGGCCGAGGGCGAAATCGAGAACGCGAAGCAACAGATGCGCGCCAGCCACTCGTCGAACTCGTCTTTCAGCACCGCCTCTTTCGGGAAGACGATGTTCTCCAGCGAGGGGATGAAGCGCATCTTGCGACGGTTGGCCATGTTGCCTTCCATCAGCGCGTCCCAGTTCGCTTGGAATTCCTTGATTTGCTCGCCTGTCCACGTGTCGGGAACCTGCGCAATCGCTTCGGGCACGTTGCCGATCGTGTAGAAGTCAAGTTGCGACATCTGCCGGCGCAGCGCGATGTTCACGGTCGTCATGACCTGCTCGACCGGCGACTGCTTCGTCCACGCTGCGTGGCCGTTGCGTCGCACGTAGACCGTCTGATTCGGCACGCTCAGGCAGTGCACTGGGCCACGATAGGGCACGCGAGTCGCGTTCGGGTGCATGTAGCGACGACGAAGGATTGACACGCGGTACTGTGGTCGCACGCTCTTGATGACGCGACCGTCACGCAGCGTGCTGCTACGCAACTCGCAGGGCCGCACCGAAGCTGCCTTGCCGATTTTCTGAGCGAGTTCCTGCACTTGATCGGCAAGCCGCTTGCTCGTGGTGTAGTAGTACGTCGCCCCCCGAGGCCCTCGGTGCGCGTCGCCATCAAACAGGTACTCAAGAAACGTCTCGATCTGCTCGGTCGTGGCGTTCATGATGTCTTCAGGCACGAACTTCTCGTGCGAGTGACCGAACTGCTTCAGGTACGTTGCGAGCGGCAGGCTGTGAATCGAGAAGTCGCCATCAGCATGCGTTGCCGAGCGGAACATCCGGCTGAGCGCAACGTTGAACTTGTCGAAGTGCTTCGAGGTCGACGCTTGACTGATCACCACAACACGGCCCTTGTTGATGCTGCCCTCCGACAGGTACATCCCCATGAACGCGCAGTAGTCTTCGCCGCTCAGTTCCACCCGGTCACGCGTGTAGTCGTAGCGCTCGGTCACGACATCGGCAACCGTCCCGACCGCGCAGTCGACCTCGCGCGCGATCTGCGTGTAACTAAGGCCCTTTTGTCGCAACGACCTGATGTGCTCGACTCGATCGCCACCGAACCGACGCGACTCGATCCGCTCGCCAACCCATCCATCACACGCAACCGGCACGCGCCAATGCACGTCAAGCCGGGCAAGCTCGTCCGCCGTCATGGTACGTTCACGTGGGTCCACATCAGACCGATCGCACTGCACGAGCATGCGGTGCTCTGGGGTCACGAGGATGTCGAGAGACTTCGCCGTGAAGTGAACAAGCTCGCCTTCGAACTCGCGCGAGGTCACGGCTACCGGCCGCTGCCACTCGAACACGTGCGTCTCAGGGTTACGAGTCGCGAACTCGTCGTCGTAACTTGCCTCGCTCACGCGCTTCCAACCCGCTCGCGTCAGAATCTCCATGTCCGGTGCGAAGCAGTACCCATAGAGCCGATTCGTGCGCACGTTGCGGCGCATGTAGATCAACGTGTCAGCGCTGTAGTCGGCCGCGGGGATGCCCTTGATGACCTGCTGGTACGCGGGATCGGGCGGCACGGGCGTGCGCCCGTCAGGGTCGATCTTGCGTGCGATCGTTGCCGGGTCGACCAACTCGAAGCCATAGATGCCGCCGCCCTTGGTCTTGCGCGGGTAGACGCAGATCGCATCGAGCACGAGCAGGTCTTCGATCTGCGCGCGCAACCACTGTGGCCAGTAGTTCTCGCCGTCCGGCTTGTTGAGGAACGCTTCGATCTTGTTGATGTCGTCCTTGCGCGAGTCCGGCTTGGCGTCCCTGTCAAGCGGAAGCAACTCCCACTCGAACGCCTCGATCTGGTCCTTGCGGGTCTCGATGATCAAGCGCATCAAGTCGTACGCGTCGGCAAGCTGCCGAAGCATCTCGAACGACACGCCCTCGTTCGAGCGCGGTTGGATGCGAAGGTTGTAGCCGGTCGGGTAGTCGAACGCCCGACCCTCGACGGCAGTCTGCGCAGCAGGCGTGAGCGGCTGGCTCGGCCCGAAGAAGTTCATGGGGCCGACGCCCGTGATCATGTAGCGCAGCCCTTGCACAACGCGCTGCACGATCCCCGGATCGACGTTCGAGCCCATCTGCTCGCGAGCGGCCATTTGCCTCCCCAAAAAGCGACGGGGCGCAGCCCTTCGGCTACGCCCCGCGTAGGAACTTGCGAACCGTCAGGAACGCTTGGACTTGGTGACGTTCGAGTTCAGGTTCTTGACCATCGTCTCCGCGATCAGCTTGGCCTTCTCCGCGCCCGATCGCTTTGCGAAGGGCGGCGAGGAGTTTGCCGAGCGTGCCTCGGTAGACTCTTTCCGAGATGTGTCCTTGTGCGTACTCATGATTCAACGTGTCCTTCAGACGCGTCTCAAGGTTATTGTAGTCGAATTTGCGGGGCAGTGATTCGTTTGTCAAGCGCGCCGCGCCCCGGCCGAGACTGTTGTCGATGTAGGCAAAGTGCACGCGAGGGTTGCCCGCGTAGTGCTCGCGCACGGCTTGGATCGCCCGTGCCGACTCGACATGGGTGCGCACGTGCTCGGAGAGCGGCACCGTACGGCCCATGCGCATCGCTCGCGGTAGCGCTCCGTTCTTCAACGCGTCGACTGGGTCACGTCCGACGTAGACGATCGTCACGTCGCGCCCGCTGGCGATCGTCGCGTCGATACGCGGGATCGTCTTGGCCGCGTCGTTCATGTTCGAGTCGTACACGAAGTCGGCGTGCTCTTCGAGACTCTTGACCTCCGGCACTGCGGCGACCGCGCTCGACTTGCCGGCCCCGGCGCCGCCCGCCGTGAAGACGGCCATGCCGGTCTCGGGGGGCTTGGCGAGCGCTGCGGCGAACGCCAGCTTGGTCAGGTAGCTCGCCGGCTCGTGGACCGCCGCCGAGAGCGACCGGTCGGCACGGTAGTCGGCGCTCAACTCCCGGAACGTGTCGGTGTTGAGCACCTTGCCGCCCGCCGCCTCCGGCAGCTTGGCGTACTCAGCAAGGATGGCCGGCACGCCTTGGCTCGCGATGTAGTTGGCGAACCGGGTCTCGATGGCCCTCTGCGGCTCGTTCAACGCCCCTGTGGGCGCGCGCGGGATGTCGTTGGCCGTGATGCCTGCGGCGGTGCGCGCATTGAGCGTGGCGACCGCTGCGTGGCCGATGCTGCCGGTCCACTGATTGCCGTGGAACTCGTGCCCGGCGATGTCGCCTTTGCCGAGGAAGCGGAGAACGGCGCGGCCGGCAGCGATCGTGTCACTGCCGGCCTGCACGCTAGCCGTGGGAGCCGTAGCACCCAAGGTCTCCCTCCCCGCCCGTTGTCGACGCGGGCGAGTATGCCCCGAACCAACGACGGGGCGTTGTCCTACAGACGCGGTGAGTGTGCGAAAGCTAACGTGGCGGCTTACCTCCCCTCCGTCGCAACGACGGATTCGGCCCCGTCAACGCTCGCGCTTCACGGGGCCGTTTTCTTTGATCACCCCAGCGGGATTCGAACCCGCGTCTGTCGTTTTAGAGACGACCGCTCTACCGCTGAGCTACGGGGCGCAGAGGTTCAGTGAGCCACGTGGGCAGGTCGGCCGGGCCGTACTTGATGACGAGGCGCTTGACCTTCTCGCACAGCGCGAGCCGTTGCTGGTACGGGACCGCGTGGGCCGACCACTGCTGCCAAACGTCGATCGGCACGCCGCGGAGCGCGCCATACGCAAGGTGGGTGGCGCGGGCTTCGTTGCGCACGTCCCACGTACGGTGCCGCCAGAGTTCGAGGCGGATGTCGCCGACCCGGCGCTTCAGTTCCTCGCGCCGAATGATGCGTCGCTGCCGCGAGGATGCCGCCGAGAAGTCCGCGTCGGGTGATCATGGTGGTGACAACTCTATCACGTGGAACCAGCCGCCGCCACCGTTCAGGACGGTCTCGCCGTTCCTGACGGTGAAGGGAACCGGGAACTTCTCGATCTGAACGCCCTCGTCGCTGAGCACGATCGTGGGTCGCTGGAACCCGAGGTATCGGTAGCGTGGCTTGCGCGAGGAGATCATGCCGTCCCGTAGTGACTCCACGCCTTCGCGGGGATCGGGCCTTCGCCGACGAAGATGGAGATCGAATCATCAGCGATGACCCATCTGGGTGTGGGTGCCGACGGAATGATCTCGCGCGTCTTCGGGTCCATGTAGTCGATGTTGAACTTGGCGCAAAGACTGGCATCGATCCGCAGCAACGTGAATCGAATCGCGACGGGGCGCGAGGGCCGTCCATCGGCGAATTTCAACGTGAGGTTGTCGCCGTAGATGTTGTACATGTCGCCAACATCCATCTCGGCGGGGCCATACACGTCGAGCGAGCCGCGACACGGCACGTGGTCCTGATCGGTGAAACCCGGCCGCACGGTGACTGACTTCTCGCCGATCGCAAGCACATGCAGCCGGATATAGGCGATGTCGTGCGGGTCCATCGGCGCGTGCCCGGAAGCCCACCAAAGCCAGCCGATGACGCCGGCCACGCCCGCGAAGATCAAGAGGATTGCGTGTGCGAGCGTCATTGCGGCGTCTCCGGTTCTCTCCGACATGGTACAGCCGCCCGCTGTCGTGACGGTAAACCTGACCTTTTTCCACACTCATGTGTCGTTCTTGTCGCTGTGATCGTCTTTGGCGAGAACACGATCCCCGATCAATAACGCCTCTTCTGCGTAAGACGCCATCGCCATGTCGTCGTTTTCAAACGCTCCATAGCAGGCAACCGCAGCTTCAAGCGCAGTGTTTGCTTTCAAAAGGGCCATGAGGTTTTGGCCCATTCTTGAGTTTGCGACGATTTCATCGTCCTCGTCGAACATCACCACTGACAGGAACGCCCCGCAAACGATGATGCCCGACGATTCCGAGACGTAGACGTTTTCCTTGTCGGGGTGCTCTGCAAGCAAACGCTTTTCTGCATTTCGAAAGGTCTCTTTGCACGCGTGAAACGCTCTTAACGTCGCGCGTACCAACACCCCTGTGTTTTCTTCGCACGTCCAATTAACGGATCGCAACTGTTCTTTAGCTGCCTCCATCGCCTCTTCAGCGATGCTTTCTTCCTCTTCGTCTGTCGCACGATACCACTCGGGCATATCGTCGAACGGTCGTTTCGTGTCCATGTCGTCAACGCTACATCAAGTTGAGTGGCGTGTCAAGCGGCGTCTTGCTCGGCCTTCTGCTGGCGCATGAGATCGAACAGCCCGCCCGTCGTGTTGCGGGCGCGGCGCCAGTTCAGGTACTGCGTCATGGCGTCGACCTCGTCGTCGTCGCCGCCCTCTGCGCCCGTGAAGCGCGCGCATGTGCCGATGAACGACTCGATGTTCGGTTCGATCGACGCGTCCGGCACGTAGACGTTGCCAGCCTCGAACGTCGGTTGCGTGGCGTAGGCGCGTGCTGCCTTGCCACCAGCGGGCTCGATCGGGATGACGCCGGGAATCTGCGTCTGCAACTGCTCGACCACAGCCGGGCCGTTCGCCTTGTCCTCGATCAAGACGGCCACAACCTTCTTGCCGTGCAGCGCGACCATGTTGCGCACTGCCGTGACGGTTGCGTTGAATCCCATCCGTTCCTTGATGCGGCCGGGGAGCAGGTAGTTGTGCGCGTGACCCCACTTCGATCCCCACGCTTGGATCGCGACGTGGTCGCTCTGCGCTGCGTCCTTGAACGTGCAGTCGACGGAGATGACGATCTCGTTGATCTCCGGCAGTTCCTTCCAGTAGTGCCACCAGTCGCGCATGAAGATGATGCCGCCGCGTGGATCGGGATTCTGTTGAAGCTGCGCCTTGACGTGGTAGCTACCTAGCTCCGTCTCGATCTTCTTCGCAGTCGCTTCGTCGATCCGCTCGGGATGAATGAGCGTGCCGTCAACCGTGCGCGGATCACGCCAGCCGATCGACGTGGGGATGTTCGCCTTCGGATGCTTCGAGTCGTAGCGGAACGGCAGGACGAGGTGCGTCCAACTCTTCGGATCGGTCTCCAGCAAGTAGCCGGTCAGGTCGTTGATGTTGACCCGTTGCTGCACGATGATCCGTCGACGTCGCGTGGGGTCGTTGGCGCGCGTCGAGAACGAGCCTTTCCACCACTCTTCGGTCGAGAGGATGTCGGCTGCACTGTCGGCTTTCTTGGGGTTGTTGGGGTCGTCGGCAATCTGTATGTCGCCGCCGAAACCGACGCCGCGTGAATCTGGAGACGTAACGGTGCGCTTTCCGCGCTTGTCGTTCTCATAGCGAGTCTTGACATTTTGATCACCCACCAGTGTGAAGATGTCGCCGAACGCCTCACGGTACAGCGGATGCTCGATGATGCGACGCGACTCGACCGCATCGCGCGTTGCCAGATCGCCAGCGTAGGAAGCGGTCAGGAACTCGACCTGCGGCGCGTTGAGCCACACCCATGCCGGGAACGCCTGCGAGACCAGCGTCGACTTCAGATGCCGGAACGGCATGTTGATGATCAAGCCTTCGATCTCGCCGCGATGCACAGCCTCTAGGTGCTCGCAGATCGCGTCGATGTGCCAGTTCGGATAGAACTGCCGCGCCGGCAGCAGCACCGGCCATGCGAAGTGCTCGAAGAAGTAGCGGAAGCTCTTCTGGGCGCGCGCTGCGCGAACGGTCGCGTACAGCGGGATCACGACACCGTCACGAGCCCGCGGTGCTTGCACTCATCGAGCGCAGCGTCAGCCGGCCCGTCGATCCAATGACGCTCGACCCACGCGGCGTCGACGATCTCGTCGCTTCCCTCCTCGCGCGGTCGTCCCGCCAGATGCTTCATCGCCTCGCACACGGGGCAGTGATCGCCCGTCATCAGGTACAAGCCGCCGAGTTCGATCGCACGGCTCGAAATCATCCAATGACACGACATCAGCGGATCGTACGGCGCGATGCTCTCGCGACCGTCGATGTACGCTTGCAGGTCTTCCTTCATCGCCGCATGCGCTTCTTCGCTGCTGCCAGCGACAAGATGCGAGATGCCTCGCGTCTCGATCGCAGCGCGCAGCATCCGCCAGTGCTTGTCGCAGAACTTCATACCGTGACCCTCACATGCAGATGCAGATCGTGCAGCCCCCCGCTGTCGGTCTCGCCGAACGCGGAGACTGCGAAGCCGTGATCCCAGTCGTCCATCGCAGCACTTGCCGCACGTATCAACGACTCGACGGCTCGATCGGGAAGCATCGAGCCGCGTGCTCGAACTTCGAGATCAAGTAGCGTCTGTGAGCGGTCCAGCCCGCTCGCCTTCAGATGCCACCGCATTCTTGTGCTCCCCGCTCGCGCTCGTGGCTGGCGCGCTTGGGGTCGCATCGTAGCCGAGCATGGCACGCCGCGACAAGCGTTCGAGCACTTCGAGTTCTTCGACGCTGCACATCGCGACCAGTTGCTCGCGTGTGAGCGCTTGCGATGCACCGGGCGTGGAGATGCCGTGGCCCTCCGTGATCATGCCGATCGCGGCGGCCACGGCTCGCAGCGCGGCGTCCTGATCGCGCATCTTCACTTCGATGCCCGCCGCTGTGGGCTTGATGCCGGCGATCAGGCGCCGCGCAGCCGGCGAGACACGTCGCATGTCGGCGATCTCGGCGATCTCTTCGCCACGGCCCTCACAGTGTGGGCAGTCGGGGTGCGGATCGAGCCGCCAGTCGTACCAGCGTCCGTCGCTTGGGTAGTCGGGCAGCTTGGGTTGCAAACCACGAAGGCCGGCTGGCGTGTTGTGCCAACGTTCAAGCTCGTGCGCTGCACGTGCGAGATCGGCTGCGTATTCCCACTCGCCCTTCCACTGGTACGCGAAGTTGACGCCGTAGCAGTGACGACACGCCTTCCTTGTCACGCGTGTCAACTCGCTGGGATCGGCCGTTGCGAGCGTCCACATCTCGTGCAGCACCGCCGCAGGCTCAGCCATCACTCGCGCGACGTGCTGGCGTCGCAGGCGTTCGAGGTACGGCTGGCAACGCGGATCGGTCGGCAGTCGGTTGTGCGCGTTGTAGTCAACGTGCCGCGGGTCACGCTGTGCAATGCCGGCACGCACCGCAGCCCCCCACGTTGAGCCATCCTTGATCCACTCTTCAAGGAAACGCTGCTCTCCGACCGTGATGTTCGGATCGAGCGAGGATGGCACGGTCAGATCGTTCAATCCTTGATCCTCTGCCGCTGCTCGACCATCTTGATCGCAATGTCATAAGCGATGCGCGCGAGCGTCGTTCGCACCGCCGTGACTTCGGCGGGCACAAGGGCGCCGGGGCCGAAGTCCCACACGGCAGGACTGTCCGCGCTCAGCAACGCG